AAGCCGTGTTCAAACCTAATAGAAGTGGGGTTACTTCATATGATGTTATGGGTGGTAACGAGGCTTTATTAAAAGCATATGAGCAATTAGGTGTTACGGGTGGAGGTACATCGTATGCTGATAAACAAACACAAGATTTATTTGAGTTAGCGGAACAATACGGTCTTGAAAATTCCAGTATCAACATGGATGGCACTGGTGGTCAGGTTGGCACTAAGAGTTACACTGGTCCGAATGCTTTTCAAGATGCAATGAGTGATATGTTTAGTGCTCCTTCAATTCCTTTAACTCCATTGACAGCATTAATGGCGTTAGGAAAAGCTGTTAATAGTTATAGCAATATGCCTGAATCTACGGATGTTGCGACAAAAATGGAATACGCAATAAACGATGCTTTGGGTTTTGGTCCTGGCGGTCCAGGAACTGATGGTGCTACAGCATTATCTGGAACCTATGGCAATCTTGGAGAAACCGATAGAAGTCTGGTTGATTGATGAGCACGCCATCTTTGAAAGACAGTTTGCAATTAAACAAGCCAAGACGCACGCCTGACCACAAGACTAAATCCCATGTTGTTAAAGTCAATGACGGTGGAACCGAAAGACTTATTCGTTTTGGACAACAGGGTGTTAAGACTGCTGGCAAGCCAAAAGAGGGTGAGTCACAGAAACAGAAGAACAGACGGAAGTCATTCAAGGCGAGGCACGCTCAGAATATTAAAAAGGGTAAAACATCAGCAGCGTATTGGGCAGATAGAGTCAAGTGGGCTGAAGGTGGATCTGTTGGTTATGACAGTGACCGTATTGATGCTATGGCAGAAGAGATATTAAACTTTGCTAATGGTGGTGAGGTAACACTTGGTGATTTAGTACAAGCAAGAGAGACTGTAGAAACGGGTTCGGATCAAGATACGATACTTGATACTAATATTCGTGAGTTTGGTTTAGATCCAAATGTAGAAAGAAAAACTACATTTTTTCCTGATGTTTCTAGAAAAGAAAGTTATGAGGATATTAATGAAGTAGATGTAACAGCACCTTCAGTAGTTTATGATGCTGTAGAAACTATGGCTTTATT